CATTTCCTCTCTTCCTTTTTCAAAAGTTTCACTATACGTTTCCAATCGTTAACTGTTATGATTGGCATTACACCTTTTTTGATGCAATACTCGATATAGATTCTTAGTTCTTTCATAAATACCTCAGTTCTGCCTTACGCATATTTTTGATCTGTGATGATATTTAGCGTTTGAGCATCATCCCAACATAAAGCTAATACTTTTAGATTATCGTTATAATAATCTCCGTCTAATGAATGGATTCTATTTTCTCTATAAGTAAAAGCTCCATTAAATACAACACATTCATTCTCAATATAACCATATGTCTGCACCAGCTCTATATCTCTGCCGTAACACAAATCTCTGAATCTTTTTGGTTCTTCCAATACTTCAAATTCTTCATACCCTAGTTTCTTCAAAACTTCTTTCGTTATCATTGTTTATCCCCCTTAGTAATTGTATAAAACGTGCATTATCCAAACGAAAAATGTTATTCCAAGTAAACTTGTTGGAATTGTGCCGTAGATAACCTTAATTAACAGTAATGCAATTAGTAGTGTCATTTAACCCCCTTAATTCATTTAAGATTTCTGTAATATCTGTGAAGTTTTTCCCTGTAGATTTCCAATTCTTAGCAAAAACATCTAGTCTTGTTATATCCTTAGTCATTAGATGCAAGATACGCCTGTCTGCTGATATTCCTATGACAATCGCCTTTTGGTTTAAACCATTTATGACTAAATCCCCAACTCTAAACATCTTTGTATTTTCTCACCGCCTTTTTGATTTCTCGTATTGCTACCTGTGTAGGATTCACCAAGCAATCCTTAACAAGTTTATTGATTTCATGTGTAACAAGTTTGTAATCTTCGTTGTTCTGGATAACAAAGTATTTATTTCCGCTATCATCAACAACATAGTATTCGCCGTTCTCGTTGCTACCCATTTCTTTATGCCTTAATACTTCAACTGTCATTTTTGCTCCATTTAGGACAAATAAGATGTAATCTGCCGCTTTCCTTACAAGTATCAGGACTATGTATACAGTTCTTACAACCTTTATATCCTAGTTTCTTAACTTTTTTCTTGTACTCCTGACTTGTAACGTGCATCTTAATTCCTCTGTCCGTACTCCATATATGCTACATATTGTCCGTAAGTCATGTTCATTTTCTCTGCCTGACTGTCTATATCAGCTATGGCTTTTTGGCTCTTTTCACTTTTGTTTCGTCTTTTCTTGATTTTCATAGCGTCATATTTGTTATAGTTTTTCTCCCTAAATACAGTTAGTGAGATTTTCTTTGCCTTGTTCTTACATTCTTCGCTACAATATCTCGTGTTTGGTGCTAACGTTTCAAACTCATTGTGGCAAAGTAGGCATTTTTTGTGATAAATGTTTTGTTTTTTCATGGTCTCCCTTTAGCAGTAGTGCCGTTTCTCCGATAATTGCGTAAACTAAAAGAAAATCCATTATGATACTTCCACCACCTATCAGGCTATAAATCATAAAAGCTATCATTAGCACTAATACCGCCTTTTCTATAACTTTTTTCATTGTCTTTTCTCCTTTTCTTTTATTTACAGAATGTAGCAACGTACATTCCGTAACTCATGTTTAATTGATCTGCTTTTTTCTGAATATCCAACAGACTTTCTTTTCTACGTTTACTACTGCGACGTTTTTTCTTGGCTTCATATGTCATTCTTGCCCTGGTATGTTCTTCTTTAAATGCTATTGTTCTGCACCCGTCACAATACTTTCTCAGACCATGTTTCGGTGGTTCAATTTCTATGCCACATCTGCAACAATATGATTTTGCCATCCGTTTACCCCCTCTCAATTTATGTTCGTTTTGTAGTAATCATAAAAAACCTTTTTCAGTACCCATAAGACAAACAAGACAACCAGAATTTTCATCTCTCACCATCCCCAAAGTTTAACTTTCCACTTGCTATTATTTCTGTATTGACAAGTTCCTTGATGATAGTTTCCAAAGGGTAATCTGTTTTAATCTGCTCCAGAATATCCCTAAGTGGTGATGTGTTTTTCTGTGCGTAATACTTTTTAATGTCAAACGCCATATCAGGAATTGTCTTGTGAGTTGCAATTCGATAACTGTCCATTGTCAAATGTCCATCTTCTTCTACTGCATCTGGAAATACATCCTTTAAATCTTCTGCATACTCAAAGAAACGATAAACAAGAAGTGTATCTGAAACTCCATTGTTATATGACATTTCATTCAGTTCCATTGCATCTCTGCGACCTTTTTCATAAGCGTTTTGCTTGATATCTTCAAGCAGTTCAATAATTTCTTTATCCATCGGCTTTTCCTCTCTTTTAGATTTCGTTCTTGCTGATATATACATCATATAGAGTATGCTCTAATATGTCAATACCTTTTTAGCATATTTTCTAAATTTTGAGTAAAAAAATAATATCCGTCAACAAAATAGTACGATTTTATTCTATGTCTATATGATGATATTCAGCGTTTTTAGAACATTTTCCATTTTTAATGACAAATTCTCTGCAAACATTCTAAAAATTAAATCTAGGGGCAAAAACGCAATATTTTGCATAGGTTATTCGCTTTGCAAGCATACGCCTGTTTCTTCTTCACACATTTTTAGAACTGCTGACTGATCTAATTTCTTTTCAAAGCACTCTTTTCTAAATTCTTCCGTTCTCTCGATGAACTTATATATCCACTCATCGTTTTTGTGGTATTCTCTCTTAAGCGTTAATGCCGCAAGTGCGTAAAACCATCCCCAATTCTCGATAGCAGCTTCCAAGTAGTCATTGTGATACTGTTCAAGCTGCTTTTGAAATTTATCCGCAGAATTGTCAAGAATCTTATCTACTTTAGCTTGATATATGTCTCTGTATTTCTTTGCAAGTGTTTCTGACTTTCTGTTCTGTCTCTCAATTGCTCGTCTTTCTGCTCTACCCATTACACACACTCCTTTTCATAAAGTTTTCTGTACTGCTCAAGAAATTCTAAACGTTTCTTTTCGTCACATTCTTTGCAAATTATCTTGTTTCCAATAACAAAGAATCTCTTATCTTCATCAACAAATCTATGACACTTACTGCACATATATTTAATTTTCACGCCCCATAGCACCCCTTATAAGTTTGGTTTCTGCCTTATCCTCGTACTTTTTTAGCATATCCTCTAAAATCTTTTTATCTTCCTCATCCGCTCCACTTAAAAAGTCTCTATAAGCGTAATACACTTGTAACCAAAGCAATTCCTGTTTAGTCTTTGGTACTTTATATTCCTTGTGCTCTTTCTTGGATTTCTTTTCAAGTATCGTGCATCCCGCCATAGCTAATGTACTTGCCAATAAATCAGCACTTGTGTTTTTATACTTATCCGCTAAAGCATCTGCACCTTTTACAACTCCAGACCAGTATTCATCTGTTGTCTCTGTTACCCAATTATCTCTCATAAAATGCCAAAAATCTGTAATTGCGTTAAATTCAGGACACCCTTTTTCAAAATTTGCTTTCATGTTTCTTATCTCCTTTTAGTCAAATGGTATTTCATCATCATCTGCATTAACTGTTCTGATATCTTCTTCTGCATCATAGAAACGCATCTTGCCGCCCTCAAAGTCCATAACGATTTTACCGAGTGTGCCTTGACGGTTCTTTTCGACTTTGACACCTTTTTGTGTGTGCGTTTCATCTGTATTCCACAACATAATGATAATCGAAGCATCTTGTTCGATATCTCCTGATTCTTTAAGGTCTGACATTCCAGGCTCACCGTCTTTCATTCCAGTAGGAACACGGCGCAACTGTGACAATGCAATAATCGGTATATTCAGTTCTGTTGCAAGTGCCTTGATCTCTCTTGATACCTCACCGACTTCTGCCGCTCTATTACCACGATATCTATTGCCAACCTTAAGAAGTTGCAAGTAGTCAACTATGACAACATCGTACTGATTCTTGATACAATCTGCCCTTAATTCCAACACTGACTTTGCACCTGTCGTAATAACAAGATTGTCATTCATCCTTAAGTGTTCAAGTGCATTGTTATAGTCTGTTTCTTCATCATTCAGAAACTTAATAGCATACTTTAATCTCTTAAGTTCGATATTACTGTTTAATACAATCAATCTCTCAAACAACTGCTTACTAGACATTTCGAGGTTAAAGAATCCAACCTTAAGTCCACGGTCTGACATTGAATTAGCAATCTGAGTAGTAAAAGCTGACTTACCAACTGACGGTCTAGCCGCTATAATTGTTACATCCCCACCATCTAAAGAAACCATTTCATCAAGTTTTTTTGAAATTCCAAAATTAACAACTTTCTCAGTATGCTCTTTAAAGTAGTCACTGCCGTACATATCAGCTAGTTCGTGTGCCGTGTGTGTTTTAGACTTATTTCCTACATTGAGCCCCCTCAAATCTTCCATGAGGTTGTTTATCTCACTCTCAATGTTCTGTTCTGTAAACTCTTGTTTACTTAAGATTTCTTCAAGTTTGCGTTTTTTCCAAGTCTTAACTAGTACCTCTGCATCATTAGTCAAACTTGCATTGGTGATGTGTTCTGATATACAACTACCAAGAAATTCTCTTATGTTTTCAGCTTTAACATTCTGCTCTAGAGTGAACTGATCTATCTTTTTCCCTTGCTCAAAAGCTCTTTCATACTCTGCATATATCCAAGAACACAAGCCACTCTCAAACATCTCAGCGCGAACAACACCAATAATCTCCTGAATATTATCAAAGTCATAAACAAGTGCTCCAATTATCTGTTTTTCAAGTGGCTTAATCTCCGTCATATCTGTGCTCCTTAAAGTAGTTTCTTGCATAATCATCAAAAGTAATTCGTTCTAAGTTGTGTCTCTCTGTTTCTAAAAGGTCATTCACGCAAGTACGATAAAACCTATTTGCAATTATTACCTGTTTCTCAGATGGATAACCCTTGATAAATTCGATGTATTCAAGTTTCAGTTTTTTTCTAACGTCTGGCTCTATCTTCGGATATGTCTGTCTTGCATCTTCAAAACAACTCATGATAATCCTTGATTCTTCCTTGCGACGTTCTGCAACCTCTGTATATAACTTATTGATACTTGCGATTGTAGGAGCAAACTCGTTAGTCAGAATGTATGTTTCAACTGCTTTCTTTAACCACTTAGGATTACAGTTCTTGAAACTGCGCATCCATAGTCCGTACATATCCCTTGTTAGCGTGAATTTATCACCGTAGTTAACTTTCAGATTTTCAATCAGATTTTTAAGTTCTGTATCACTTACCATATCTTTACCAACTTTCTAACTGTCTGCGCCAACTATCGTCAACTGTATCAAACACTGTTGTTGTTTTACTTGCATTGTTCAAATATCCCTCAAACTTAGTACCGAACAATGTTTCTGGTCTGATATATGGCTCAAATTTAGTTCCTCGCCACTCTTTTACCTTGTATTCAATAACAGTCTTGAAATCATCAAGGGTAAAGCCCTCGTTCATTCTTGCTCTGATTAGCTTTTTAGTTTTCTCTGTCGAATGTTTGTAGTGTGTACCCGCTTTTTCATTCAAGAAGTCAACTATCGTCTTGTAATCAATACTATCTTTTTTCTGTTCTGACGAATCGTGGTACGAATCGTTATACGAATCGTGGTACGAATCATCATTGTCATTGTCATTATTATTATCATTAACTAAATCATTTATATAACTTTTAGTATTATTAATATCTAATATATTATTTAAGTGATTAATATAATCTATAATAGTTGTATTCTTAATAGCTCTATTATCTATCTGTTTGTTTATGTGTACTGCTATGTATTCAAGTAATGCTTTGTTGCTTACCATATCTTCTTCTCTAAGTAAACAGTCCATGACTGGCTTACCACCTTTGACAATAGAGTGCTTAAGATAGTTCTTAATTGCTATCTCGTTTGTGTCCTTTGAATACATGACAAGGTTATATGTGTTCTCAAATCTGTTTAATAAGTTCCTGATAGATTCTTCTGAATATCCCATTTCAACCGCCGCCAACTTTATAGGCAAGTGATATATCCCTAACTGAGTTGTATGTGGGTTAGTCAGAAGATAAAGCATGAAATACTTGTCCTCTGGTGTAAATGTTTCCAAAACTAAATCATCATTCCAAAAGCTAGTGCTAACTATTCTTTTGACACCCATTACTTACCCCCTTGCAAAATTCAAAAACATCTGTTCATACTTACCCCTAATATCTTTTGCCTTGTCAGAACACAAGGACGGATTGTTTTCCTGAATCTTACGTCTGCATCTTGATACTGATTCTGGACTTGGAAAACCTAACTCTTTGCTCTTAAGGCATACAGTAAAAAATGGTTCTGTTATAGCGTTAACATTCTTGGCTTTACATACCATGCCGTATAAATACATATCATCCTCTCTCGCCCTTACGTCGGTCTTTAATATATCCTCAACAAGTTCACTAAGTGAATCTAGGTTCATCTTCTCCCTTTCTGCCTTGCCCCATTTAAGAGGGCAAGGACTTTGAAATTGGCTTTCAATAAGTTTGTGTGTGATAAATTCCTTATGAGCCAACACGAACAGTTAATAGTTACAAATAATTTATGCTTAAAACCTCATATTTTGAGATTTAAGACACTTAAAATAGCTTTGTGATAATTTCCCTATCACGAATTTAAAAATCAAATCTAGGTACTAAATTTTACATTTTTAGCATATCTTCTAAAATGCTCTTTAGAAAATTAGAATATCTTCATATTTTGCGATTTAAGGCTATTTTATTTTCTGAATGATAAAATCCTTGCGGAAGATATTCTAATTAAATCTAGGTGGCAAATTTTATCATTTGAGGGTATTTCTAGTTAAGTTTCTCAACATTATTCATTGCATACTACCTTTCATACTCTCAAATTAAAATAATCCTCAAGTGTCATTTGATTATTTTCATCATCAAGTGCCTGTAAATTCTTAACCGCCTGATCGAAGTATTCTTTTTTCAATTCAATTCCTATTCCTTTTCTGCCCATCTTTACAGATTGATACACCTCTGAGCCTATCCCCATAAATGGTGTGAATACTGTGTCACCATCATTTGAATAGAGCTTTACACATCTTTCAATTACGTCCAGCTGCAAGGGGCAGATGTGACGCTCACTTTCTGCATCAGTAAAGTTCTTGTTTAATGTGTTACTCTGGTTTATATTCCACCAAACAGGACTTGCATATTCTCTCCAAACAGGGCTTGCGTAATCTTGCCATAAATCAACAGGGAAATTCTCATTGGTATGTTGGATAGCATCTTCGTTATCACCATCCTTGCGCATGAAGATTATGTAATCAGGCAACCCCATTCTTGTACGTGAGCTATCTTTTTTAAGTTGCTTATGCAAAAGACCAAGTGCTTTTGTGCGTTGCATCTCTACAACAGGATCTTTCCAAACAGTAACCTCACCATGATAGATGAATCCGCATTTTTGGAACTCTCTTATCAAGTCACCTCTAAAATCCTTTATGCCTATATATCCGTCACGCTCTTTCATAGCTGGTATCTGCATACAATGAACGGCCATAATGCGTCCTGGTTTCAAAATTCTGTATATTTCTTTAGCAATAAATTCAAAATGAGTAAAAAATTCCTCATCGTTTCTTGAATTTCCTAAATCCCTGTCAGAATTTGAGTATGTATATAATGAGCTGAACGGTGGGGAATACACCGACAATCCTATTGAATTGTCAGGAATATCTCTAATAATTTCAGTCGTATCGCCGTTATAAACTGCATATCTATCTGTAATCTTTTTATCAAGTACCTTTATATCCATGATGGCATCTCCATTTCTTTTGTTGGCTTATATTCTGTCGTAATTCTTGTTGTATGCTGAATTTCTGATAGAGTGACCTCTTTCATAAGCCCTGTCATTGTTTTTTGCATCTGTTCCATCTGCTTTTGCTTTTTCTTGATATTTTCAAGAATTGCAATTTCTTTTTCAGACAAAATAATGTATACGTTTACTTTATGTTTCTGTCCAAATCTCCAACATCTACGGACTGCCTGATAAAATCTTTCATAACTGTCAGATATTCCACAAAAAATCATATTGTGACAAGTCTGAAAGTTTGAACCAAAACCGAAAATACTAGGTTTGCTTACAAGACAACGTATATCACCACTTGCAAAATTAATACTTGCATCAGCTTTAAATTCAGGACTATCCGAACCTTTTACCTCGACACTTTCAATTTTTTTATGCAGCATTGTTGATTCATCGTTGTAATCAACCCATAAAAGCCATTGTGAGTCATCCTGTTCCGTCAAAGTCTTAGCTTTATCGGTTCTATCTTCCATGCTTTCTTTTCTTGCAAGCCTACGTTCCTCCAATGTTTCTGCTACCTTTGCGAACATTTCATAGTCATTTACTTTTGATTTTGTTATTATGGTATTTATGTTAAGTTCAGGAAGATCATATCCATCAATCTTATATCCAAGTTCAGACGGATTAGTAAACATAATCGCCCATGTAGCGAACCATTCCCAAAACTTCTTAGCACCAGCTTTTTTTAATCTCCAATTAGATGTTTTTCCACCGTCATGAACAAAATAAGTCGCAAGCATTTCTGTTCTACTCATAATTCCAAGAAACTCGCATGATGTTCCAATTTCTGTATAATCATTAGGCGATATTGTCGCAGTACATAAAAGTTTATAAGGCACTCTTGAAAATCTCTGTGTAAAATCAATCGTTGTCTGTGATGTAAAACTTTTTAATATACTCGATTCATCAAGAACCACTGCTATAAATTCATCAGCATTAAAATGTTCAATCATTTCATAGTTTGTTATGTTTATTCCTGGTCTTACATCCTCTTGTGTTCTACATACACATATAGCTGTTTCAATATTAAATTTGACCGCTTCATTAAATGTCTGTCTTACTACTGACAAAGGGGCTACAATCAATACATTTTTATGTTCTCTCTTGTATATCTGATTAGCCCATTCAAGTTGCAAAATTGTTTTTCCACATCCGCATCCTATAAGGATTGCGCACTTGCCTTTTTTTAAAGCCCATGCGCATATATCCTTTTGGAAATCAAACATCAATGGATTTAAATCGTTTTTATCTATATCAAAACCAGCCTGTATAGTTTGTAATTCCTTACTTTTTAGAAATTCTTCATAAGTCATTTTTCTCCTCCATCAACGCAAGAATCACAATATTCAGTTTCAAGTGCGTAATTATCGCTATCTTCGTTTGTACAAATCCATTCTCCGTCAC